ATCCTCAGCACTCTCCCTGATATCTTTTCTTAGTCGATCAGTCTCATTCAGCAGAGGCTCAGGCTTAGGAGCCTCTGACTTGATTTGTGACGGAAGCGGTTCTTGGGGAGAAGCGGAGAGAGGCTCGGTCGAGAGAGGTCCCTCGGGAGCGATAAAGCCTTCCCTGATCGCCCCGCCATTCGTTCGCTGTTCTAATGCCATGTGCTACCACCTTATCTGATCGAAATTTCCTGACAGGCCAAGCCCTCCCAACGGACCCGCACCTGACCATCTCGAGTATTGTTCTCGAAGCCGGCCTTGCACGTCCCACCGGTGAGCGTGTACTGCATTCCGTTGGCCAGTTGGGCCACGACGGTCACATCCGTTTCTGTCTCGAGGTCCTCAAGCAGGAGACCCGGCACGGTGGACAGGTCGCCTTCGATGTACGGAACGCGAGGCAGTTCTTGATAGCCATGAACGCCGTCTTGGCCTGCGATCATGGTGCGCTCAACCGCGCTTGGACTTACGGTAAAATTTCCGCGGAGGGCCAGCTGAGTGCCGTCCACGGTTAGAAACGCGATGCCAGCGAACCGCTGTGCCATGGTCTAGTCTCCTCTCGTTGAGTTGAGCGATCTCTTGCCTAAGCGCCTGAAGAAGCCTGGTACGGAGATGGCGCTTGGCCAATAATTGCCGTGTCGATCCCTCGGTCATACTGTAGGCGAAACTGGGCCAGCACAGCGAAGATGCGGAGCTGGTTGATCAGGTCCGGAGGATAGAGCACATTGACCCTGTTGGGATCATTGGGGTCGCGCTCTACAATCAGGTTGGCCTTGAATGCCTTGAGGTTCTCGACCAATCCATTCCACATGTCCATCTGGTACTCGTTGACCAGCTCGGCCTTGATGATGCCCGGAGTTACGATTGCCTGACCTGGTCCGAACTTGGTCCCGTCGTCAGCAAGTTTGTGACGCGGGAATTTGGTTGTGATCGCGTGCTTCTGATTACGAAGCAGCTTGGCAAGAGTAGCCAAGGTGGTCACCAGCTCATACGCATCATCACCCATCCCATAGAGGTTGAGCTGATACGTTGTCTGCTCTCGCAGGATCATGGGCTGGTCGTCACTGCCGACCTCCTGGATCGCCAAACCATTGGAGGCCAGACTGTTGATCTCCGGGAAGTCAAATCGATCCTGCAACGGACAACCCTTGATCTTGTTCAAGGCAAGCGTCTGAAGTGGTCTCGCAGGATCATTGATCAAGGCACGCTGGGCCTTGGCCGTGTAGGCGGCGCAGCACTCGAACATCGGAGACGGAGTGGTCGTCTCGAATGCCATGATGCTTTCTACGCCACTGTTGTGCACATCCCCGAACGCAATCAGCGCAGCATAGGTCCCGCGCATGGCGCTGAACACGTGGCCGAACTGCTGCCGCTGCCAACCCCACCTGCCTTGATCGGTGAAGCCGTACTCCTGATCCCAATCGAACAGTGAGTTGGTATCCGTGTACGGCATCGCGACGTACTCGAAATCCTTCTTCTGGATGTTGCTGATCGCCGTGGCCATACTCGGCACGCCGACCCCGCCGGTCAGCAGACCGTTCACCGGCAGAGTAATGCCCAACCCAAGCGGTGTCATCTCGCTCCCGATCGAGCCATAGTAGTTCATCTGGACGGTGATCTCATCTCCGTTGACCCCCTTGAACAGAGAAGTCAGCGTGACTACACCAGCCGCCGCCGTCGCGCTCACCGGGAGAGCAGGATTGCCAATCGTATCGGTGAACGTATTGATTGCATCAGCGATAGCCATCCCGATATTGTCTATCGTATCGGTAGACATGATATTGATCGGAACATGGGTCCCTGCGATATAGAGGTGGAGCGTTCCGGCCTCCGTCGGAGGAGCAGTGATCGTGATGTCCCCCGAGGCTGCAACGGATGCAACCGGCTCGGCGAGCGGGAGACCCCAGACCTCGTTCGCAAAGTTATTGTTGTAGAACGCCTGGAACATCCGAGAGAGCTCAGAGCCAGGACCAAAGTGCGCATCCGCCTGGGCCTGACTTCCGATCGGGATTGGAATGTCCGGCGGCACGTCTCCGTCGGTGGTCATGACCCCAACCAACAGCGACTTGAGGTTGATCGTATTGAGCCCTGCCATGCTCGGATCAACTTCAACCCAGTACAGTGGGACTTTGATATTTGCAGGAATGTTGGCAAAGCTGATCGGCATAGATTAACCCTCCTCTCGCTTGTGATGGCGAGTGCTCGTCTGCTCGCCCTTCTTTTCCTCGACTAGTTTGACCGAGCCTTCCTTCAGCCTTCGCTTGGTGAAGGTATCGTTCGGCCACTCGATGTCTCCAGAGCTTCGAAAACCTCCGGCCGTTGGATGCTTGAGCAGACGGCGCATGGTATCATCGCTCGGCTCCACGCGAACGCCCTCAAGTCTCTTCATGTCCTTTACCCTCTGGATGCGAGCCTTCATCCGCTGCCCAGGGGTCGCTACTTCTGTTTTCACTGCTACCATGGCTAACTCCTCCTCGCTTTCCGCAACTCGTCGAACATGTACTTCATCGTTATCTGCTGGCGCTGATCCATTTCATCCTGAGTATCTCCCGGCTTGATACCAGTTACTACGTCGATCTCATTCAGCGTATCAGTGATATCAGGATACCATTCGCTGCGCGCAAAGCAGTTCACCTCATACTGGAGTTCTGCGAACGGTGTCTCATTGTTCAATCCGGACGAACCGAATATATGCTTCCTCGATCCTCGGATCACACTCTCAATGCCAACGCCCTCGGGGTTATTGTTGTGCAAGACGTTCACGAGTTTGGCGTTCGTCCAGAGCAGGCTCATGATCTTACGGAAGGCGGCATCGATCCCGAGCTCCAACAGAATTTGATCATTGTTCGCCTGGATCACAGAGAAGCCGATACGAGAAGTATGGTTAAACCTGATGCACCCAGCGTTCGCATCCCCGTCCGGGACCATAAGCTCGTCGACTATATACACTCCGAGATACGGAATGAGGTCGCCCTGGACTGGATACATCCTCGTCTTGCGAAACGTATAGCCAGAGAAGAAGGTGTCGCCGGTCACGATGTTATACATCGCATCGCGAATATCCAGAGTGTCGGTCTGGGTCTCTGTAATCATACCTTCCTCTTCAGCGAGAGCGTGATCTCGCCTCCTCCATTGTTGGACACGTCCGCAATCTCGAACATTCCCAGGGCGGGCAGGCCAGCGATCGGCTCGGCCGGAATATCAATGAGGTCTCCCTGAACCGGTAGCGACGAGAACTCGATGGCCCTGATATCGAGTATAGTATCCTGATCCGACATAATGCTCCCGTCCTCGAGCATCACATTCAAGGAGCGACTATCATAGATGCCTCTGCCTGCCCCGGAGAACGAATTACCCAGCGTGGACGAGAAGTTCACTGGACGCCCGAGCACCTCTTGGCACGGCAGATAAACAAACGTTGACATATTTATCGCCATGTCAACTCCTTTCCCATCAGGTCGTCCATGCGCTGCACCAGCTTCTCGAATAGAACCGGTCGCAGGATCGGCCTCTGGCCTTTTGCCCTAGCCACCACCCTCGTCCTTGATTTATTTTTCAAGATCGCATTGATTTTTTTCTGGTCTCTCTCCACAACTCTCGAGGTTGGCCAGATGTTCGTCGAAACCGCATTCTCCTCGGTCTCTGTGTTTGGATAGCGACGCTTCATATCCTCAGTTTGCCAGTCGGTAAGCTCGTCGGCCATGTGCTTCGGAAACTCATTGAGTTTCGCCTCCATAGAGTTGAGCCGATTTATCAGCCCGCTCACATCCAGAGATATCGTCAATGACATATCAGACCTCGAACCGTACGTAGTGCATGAGCAGATTGTTCAGCGCGTCGTTGAGCGCCCCGGCAGAGGATATTTTTCCGAGCGGCGCCTTGACCGCAGAGCTATCGAAGTACATCACCCGACTATCCTTGTGCGATATGCTCCTGACCCCACTCACAGCCAAACGGTTCATGAGAGACTGACCCTCACGAACCAGCAGGGCAGTCGCCTGCTTCAGAGCTGGAGGAGCCTCGTCTGGCAGTAGATAACCACCGAAGTAGGTCACCTTGATTGGCTCATCATTGATCGACAGAAGTTCGATCTTTCCGGACTTCTCCTCCACGGCATAACTGGATGGATCGAGCACGGCGCCAGTCGGACTCTCGATCACAAGCGTATCGTCCGAATCTATCGGATAGTGACTCAGGTGCAGCCGCGTCATTATATTCGTATTATCATAGTTGACGCACCGCCAAATCTCGCTGACCTCCTCGTAGGCAAACACTCTATTGCACATAGTTGCAACAATGTCTGAGTACTGGGTAATATACTCCTGGAGGACCGCGTCTTGGCTCGTATCGGCAGGGAGCACACCAATCAAAATTTTCAGCTCGGCGAGTGAGATGAGGTCATAGCTGGCCGCCGGAGTAATGACCTTGATGATCCTGTCAGCCACGATTACTCTCCTCGTCGTACTGCTCGAATAGACTGCGAATGCCGATAGGCTCCATCTCGCTGCCGTCGGACATAACCAGCGTGATCGTATACTCCTGCCTGTTCACTCGGCACTGAGTAATCACCGGCGCATTCTGCCCGGGCTTGCCCGGCTCACCCTTAACTCCTGCCTCTCCGCGATCACCCCTCAATCCGGGCTTCCCCGGCTTGCCTGCTGACGCGATCAATTGCCAGCCGTCGCCGGGGCAGGGTCCGGGTTCATCGCACTTGGCGATAAAGCTCGAACCTCCGAGCGCAACGATGTTAAGATAGCCGTAACCCTCTCCCTCTCGGTACGTACCCATGATCTTTGGTGAATGCGCACTCTTGCCTGCGACTGCGACTGCAATCCAATCCTTATGCGGAGGAGCGCGAGCAGTATCGCAGCTGGCTTGATACGTGCTGCCCTCGTGGGTCACAAGCTCACTGCGATAGTGGACTGCTCCCTCGACGTAGGCCTTGACCTCCTTCAGGACCCCCGTCGCCCCATTCTCACCGGGTTTGCCTTCGGGACCTTGGTCACCGACTTCACCCTTCTCGCCTCGTTCTCCGCTTTCACCTCGCGGTCCTTGTATCCCTTGCGAGCCGTCATCTCCTTTTTCACCCTTCTCACCATCTTCGCCTCCAATGCCAATTTCGCCACGCTCACCACGTTCACCTTGGGTACCAGGATCACCTTTCTCTCCCCGCTGCCCTTCGGGCCCTTCGGGACCAGGATCGCCAGCTGTCCCTGGAATGCCTGGGTCTCCCTTCTCACCCGGCTCGCCACGCTGGCCGTCGTGCCCGTTAGTGCCGGGCTCTCCCTTGTCACCATGCTCACCCTTCTCTCCGGGCTCACCGCGCTCGCCCTTCTCTCCCTGCTGACCGATGCCGTCGATCCCTCGATCGCCATGATCGCCTTTCTCGCCCGGCTCGCCTCGCTCTCCCTGGTCACCCTTCTCACCCTTGGGTCCTGGCTCACCTTGTTCTCCTCGCTCTCCGGGCTCTCCCTTAGCGCCAATCTCTCCACGCTCTCCTTGAGCTCCGCGCTCACCCTGCTGACCCGGAAGTCCTATCTGACCAACCGGACCAATCGGGCCCACCGGACCATCCTTCAGCTCCGAGAGCCGCGTGCGGATAAGCTCACCCATCGTAGCGACAGTAGCCTCGAGCCGCGAAATGATTGCAGTGGACTGAGCCTCCATAAGCTTGACGTGTCGCTCCCACTCTGTCCGCTCTCGGTCGAGAGTTTCCGCAAGCGCAATACGCCACGCGTCAAGCAGAATATCGGCGCTGTCGTCCAACTCGGTCGGTGAGTCTAAGTAGGTTTGTGACTTCCCGTTGGATGTCATCTCTATGGTCCTTCTCGGGAGGCGGTGGAGCACCATCCTCATCGTCTCCCTCGCCGTCGTTCACGACTGGCTTCTTGTCCGGAGGACCAAGTGCGGGAGGAGCAGGCGGGGCGGGGGGAATACCAGCGGCCGCGCTCAGCGGTACAACCTGTTGCTGAACGCGAGGCTCGTCTCCAAATTTGACTGAGTCATAACCCTCTAGGTTGCGGGCCTCGTTGGGGGCGAAGATGCCACCCTGAACACCACGAACGAGAGCCTCGATGCGATCCTTCATTGCGGAGCGAAGCAGGGCTGCGGTATCGAATTCGACGTATTCGTCCGGCACGCCCTTGAGCTGGAAGAGAATGCCTATCGCCTCTTCGACGTGGTTGAGGCAGAAGCCCAGCCCGCTCGCGATCCATAGCTGCATCATGGCCTCGGTGCTTCCAAGCGGAGCACCGCCGAGACCGAGAACCTGAAGCGGGACACGGAAGGCAAGCGCGATGTGTTCGTTGCTGAGTTTGAGAATTTCTGCGGTCGCGGCATCCTTGCCGCCGACGGCCCAGGGCTGGACCTTGAGGCCTGCGGTCAGGATTGGAGAGCCACCCTGATTGAACCCCTTGACCTGCTCGTTCCAGCGATCGCGCAGAGCCTGAACCTGATCCTTGTCCAGCACGAGGTCGGTAGACAGGACCGCGGATGGGCGAGCCTCGTTGAGGTAGAACGAAGCCTGTTGCTTCGAGATTGCATTCGCAACACCCATGTCGCCATAGGCCGCAAGGATCGGGCTCTCGCCGATCAGCGGGACGGGGTACTTGCGTTTATCATGGAGGCGAATGTGCAGCACGTCGCGGCGAGGTACGATGAGGAACTCTTCATTAAACCGCCGCTTCACAATGTCGTTGCCATTCAGAAAATAGAATATCTCGCCATCCTCGGAGAGGCGAGGAAAGGAGGTCTCCGCATTCATCTGATGCAATTCGCTAATCTCGAAGCGACTATTGCGGAGACCCAGCGCGTAGGCATTGCCGGTTATATAGAGCTGACGCACCATGTTCAGCATAAAGTCGCTGATGGTCTGGTAGTCGTTGGGGTAGCGCAGAATGCGAGCGAGCGCGGAGGTCTTGACCCTGTCGCGCCCGCCCTTGGTGTTCAACCGCCAGTGATCACCCGGACACATGGCGACGGTCTGCGAGTAGGCCGAGACGCAAGCCTCAACCATTGCAGAGCACGTCGTCATGTACACCGGGTCGTAGCCCTGCTGCCACCAGTTGAGCGCCGCGCCGTCCGGCAGCCATCCTCCGGTGATCGGAAGATGGTAAGGCCCCGGACGGAATGCTCCCTCCGTAGCCTTGACTAAGGCGTAGCCGCCCTTCGTTCCTACGCGGATGCGAGGCTTGATCAACTGATCGGCCATCGAGGGTTACTCGCTATGCTTGGCGGTGGTCTGTCTGGTAGCGTAGTTCGACGGGCGCCGATCCGCCTCGACGTGCTTCGCCTCCTTGTGGCCGAGCTCGGGGTGGAGATAGTCGAGCGGCTCGGGACCGCTGCCATCGTCCTCGTGCTCGATAACGTGGCCACCGAGCATGGCGATATCATTCTCCTCCTGGGTCGGCGTGGGCTTGCCCTTGGATCGCTCGGCGTAAGCCGCGCGGGACCTGTCACTGACCTTCTTCTCCTCCTCGAGAACCTTCTTCGCATTCTCGGTCGCAGGGTTATCCGCATACTTCGTTGTCATGTCTTACTCCTCAGGGGTTAGAGGTCCGGGCGCTTACAGTCGCCCCTACAGTTTTGAGCACGTCGCTTCGTGCCAGACCCCAAGGATAACTACCAAGTGACGTTCTGGGTCCAGGCCACACTGCCCGCCCGGCGCTGCGTCCAGTTCAGGGGCAGGACCATGCGAAGCGCAAGGCTGTCGGTCTGGAACAGTGAGCGCTGAGGAGCAGCCACAGTGCTCGGCGAGGCGACCAACTCTTGCGGGTTGGTATCCTCCATGTGGAGGGTGGCCTGATCACTCATGTCCATCCTCGGAGCGCCACCGCCGACTACAACAAAATCGGCAGCGTCAACCAAGATCATCGTCTTCGCCGGAACGGTAGCGGAGTCGATCAGCGGGATGCCGTTCAGATTGCCCGCTTGGATTTGGGCATAGAACGGGAAGATGCCGGTGGTGCCAGC